CATGATATTTTCTCATTAGAGTTCATAGGAGAGGAAGATGACACTTGACCTACACAACTTTTTCAAGTTTTACGACGAAAAAAATTCAAATCACGTAGCAGCAGTTCAGTGGTTAGAAGATAACCTTCCTGCTGAATTCATGGATGATTCAGATACTGATTGGGTTGGAATCTTTAGAACTAAGCCACCTACACCAGCAGTTCTAGCAGTTCCATACTTCAATCAAGTAGACAACTACAGAGATGCACATAGAACTTGTAACAGTTCATCGTGCGCTATGTGCCTTGCTTTCCTCAAACCAGGAATCATTAAAGGCGATGATGAATATGTTAAGAAAGTATTTGCGATTGGCGATACGACTGACCATGCGGTCCAGACGAAAGTTCTGGCGGGTTATGGAGTTAAGTCACACTTTAGTTACAATCTGTCTTTTGCTGATATTGATAAAAGTCTTGACGCTGGGAAGCCTGTCGTTATTGGTATCCTGCACAGGGGTTCTCTTTCTGCACCTACTGGTGGGCACATGTGTGTTGTAATCGGTAAGACACCTGATGGTAAAGGATATTTTGTGAATGATCCATATGGTTCTCTCAATGATAACTATACTGGTCCAGTCACAAACGGTAAGAAGACCATTTACACCAAAGCAGTTCTTAAGCATCGTTGGTGTCCAGGAGGAAACGATGGATGGGGAAGAATTTTCGATTAATTTTAAAAGGAAGATCTTACAACGTATCAAAGATCTAACCAATCACGGTAAACACGTCGAAGCAAATCAACTTTATCAAAAATACTTCGGAGGCAACAATGGCAAGAATTGATCTACACAATTTCTTTCAGTTCTATGATGAAAGAAATCCCAACCACGTCAAAGCAGTTCAGTGGTTAGAAGATAATCTACCAGTTAAATATCTTGAGGATAATGTAGATTGGGCTGAGATTTATAGAGGAAAAAAGACTAGTGCTGCACCAGCAACTCCTGCTGCTGCAGCTCCTGTAGTTGGCGGCGATGATGTCCCACAAATGGGCATTAAGTTAATTAAGGAGTTTGAAGGATGCCATTTGAAGGCATATCCAGATCCTCTTTCTGGTGGACTTCCAATCACGATTGGTTGGGGTTCAACTCGTAAGAAGGATGGTTCAGCGTTCAAGATGGGTGATACAATCACTCAACAAGAAGCAGATGATCTACTGATTAGTCAGTGTAAGAATCAATTTCTTCCTGCCCTTAGAAAAATTCCACATTGGGGTGAGATGTCAGATGGACAAAGAGGCGCTCTGCTCAGCTTTGCTTATAATCTTGGTGCCGGTTTTTACGGTGGCGATAACTTTAATACTATTACTAAACGCCTGAAGAATAAAGAATGGGACCAAGTTCCTGATGCTCTTTATCTCTACAGAAATCCTGGTTCAAATGTAGAAGCAGGTTTAGCACGTAGAAGAAAGGCAGAAGGTGAATCCTGGAAGAAGGGATAACTAAATAGTTACAATCATCACTGATTCTTGATCTTCTGATCTGAATCTACATAACCCGAGTCTCTTGTGATTCGGTGAATACTTTACTCTTAAACACACTTCGGTCTGTTTTGTTTAGTACACACTGAACCATAGGGGATTTTATGTCTTACGCTACAAAGGCGCTTGCTGTAGCGTCTGCTCTTTTGATGGGAGCACCAGCAGCATTTTCGGATACAATTGCCAATACTGATTTTGAAGGAGGTTCATTAATTGGTTGGAATACGGGAAGTCAACCAGGAACTTTAACAAATACAATCACTGGCAATGGAACTGGTGTTACTCTTATCAACGGTTCTGTAACGTTCAATGCTCCAGCTCACGGTGCAGTAGGAAGTCCAACAAAACCAGACGGTTCTCCTAACCCATATTATCAACCTGCAGTAACTCCAACCACTTGGACGTTTTCTCCATATGGAACTTATGGTGTTGGATTGCAACCAACAGGCAATACAACATTTGATGCAGCTGCAACAGCATTAGGTCTTACTCCCTTACAAACACAAGAAATTAAAACAAAACTTCAGCAAGACCAACAAGCATCAGGTCTTGGTAATCCCAATCCAACGAATGCTGCTTGGATTACTAAAAGCGTAAATCTTGATGCTGGCAAAACTTATACAATGGCATGGAACTACATTGGAACTGATTATGTTCCATATAATGATGGTTCAATTACATCACTTGTTTATCAAGGCACAGGAGCCACTCCAGTGGTAACTGTTAATAATTACACAGGTAACTATGCGCTTTTAGGATTTACAAATCCTGGAACTGGAGATTATTCAACAGGAACTTATGGTTCAACTGGATGGCAGAATGCAACATACCAAGTTGATACAAGTGGAGATTACTTATTAGGATTTGCTGTCTTTAATCTTGGAGATACTGCATTATCTCCAGCTCTTTTAGTTGATAGTCAACCAGGAGCCACTATAAAAAACGGACAACCATTTGCTGCAGTTGCTCCTAACAATCCAAACGCACCAAATAGTTCAACTCCTACAGCACCAACAGTCACTGGAACTTCAACAACAGACCAAGTTACAACATCATCATCAGTTTCAAATGTTTCTGTAACATCTCAAAATACTTATGATGTAAATGAGTTAGACGCAAATGGATATGGAACAATTAAAAACTATACTGATACCATTGTAACAACCACACCAGTTACAACTGTTACAACAACCACAACTCCAGTTACAACCACCACATATTCTGATGGTTCTACAACCACATCAAATGGAACTCCAGTCGTAACAACTTCTTCCACAGAAGGAACTCCAACATCACAAGTCACGGCAACTGCTTTAAATTATACTTCAACAATTTTACCATCTGCTTCTCAATCTACTGCACAATCTACAACATTACCACAGACATTTAAAAACACTTATAATTACAAAGCATCCGAATCGAGTGGAAAACAAAAAGTAAATGTTCATGCTGCAACTGAAGTCAAAACACCATTAGTCACAACAGTTGTTTCAACTCCAACTGTCACAACCACTTATGCTGATGGAACTGTAACAACAACATCATTAACTCCTTCTACAACTTATGTTGAATCTGAAAGTGTTTCTGTTGTGAATACTTATAAGAATTATTCTGGACGCATTGACCAACTCGAAGTTCTTGGTAATGTAAGTGATGCAATAAATGGACTATTAAGTCACGAACCAATTACAAATCATAAGAGGAAGTTTAGAATATTTGAAAATAGTCAATTTGTACATTCTTATAATGCTGATGGTTATCAAGCAAAATCTACAGCATTTGGTGGAGGATTTGAATATGACCTTACAAAAGGATGGACTGTAGGCGCACAATATAATGACCTCCACACAGAAATGACTGGTGTTGATAGCATCTCACATCTTAAGAGACAGCATATTGGTATCTTCAATAGTCTTCATGGAAAAGATGTGGCACTTGTAACTAATGCTGGTGCTTCACAAGATAAGTATAATTATGCCAGAACACTAGAATATGCTTTTGGTAACTGGGGTAAAGTTGATGGTCAGCAATGGTGGGTTCATAATAAATTATACCTTAATAACTCTGGTTGGATTAAACCATTCTTAGGATATACCATTTCCAATGTTCGCAGAAATGCTTATACAGAAACTGGTTCCCCACAATCAGCAAGAAGTGTCGAAGCATTCAATCAAACTACACATGTCGGTGAAGCCGGATTGAAACTAGAGACTCGTTTTGGAGGTAAGAAACATAATCTATTTGGAGTCAGTGTAGAAGGTGCTTATGGAACTGATAGTTCTTATGGTGCTACTGCATCGGTAGATTATAGAGAGATTTTATTTGTTGAAGGTTCTCATAGTATGAATGGTGGAGTTACTAGTAATTCTGTTGCAGCAAAAGTAAAGTTTAGGTTCTAAAATCCTAAATAAGACGGACATCATCACATAGACTGATGGATAAGAAAAAGGAAAACGCTATGGGACAAGTTATTCGTATTGCGATTTTGAGTTGGTCTGCTGCTCTTCTTACCGCTAGCTATGCAGGTATGTTATCCAAAATGGATCCCACCTTCATTGCTACCGTCTTCACAGCATCTGCTGCTACCTTTGGAATTAATACGATGAAGAAAGGTGGCGAAGAAGATGAAAAGAAAGAAGAAGCACCCAGAGAAGAGTTTGTAGTCGCACCTCCAGAACCACCAGCAGCA